ATAGATGGTGTAGCGTGTCTATACCTGAAATCAGGATGGCGTAAAGCACCTAATTATACTTTTAAGAAGTATAAGTGCGATGAAGCAACTTGGAAAAAGGTTGTAGAAGTCTCGGACTGGGCGAATAATAATCCTGTTCCGTCTTTTCCAAAGGACTTACCTACAACCTTCACATTAGTAAAAGAAGAAGAAGAACAGGAACAACTAAAGGAGTCAGCGTAATGGCTTTTGATAATACCAATAAGGGTGCTTTGTTTACCGCAAAAGAGCGTAAGACAGACAAGCATCCCCACATGACTGGGAAAATCAATCTTGATGGAAAAGACTATAGCTTATCTGCTTGGTCAAATCAATCAAAGAAAGGAGATAAATATTTATCTCTAAAGGTTAGCGAGTTTCAAGCTAATCAACAAAAACAGGATGATGAACTACCCTTCTAAATCCATACCAGACTGTAACGGGCGGGCGCATCCCCGCCCTGACCAGTTTGAGTGCATGACTGCACAAGAACAAGCGGAATATTTCAGCAGGTTTGCGGAAACAAGTTGTAAGTATTGTTCAGGTGATGGTGGTGTACTTGAGATTGAGTATGAAGAGAGAGGGTACTATCAAGTACCACATGAATTTTTTGAACCCTGTCAGTGTACTGATCAGGAGTAGCTATGAGAACCACATACCATGCCTACATTCAACGAAGCACTATTATACGGTAAACAAATAGAACAATTAGTTCTCGATAGGATTCGAGAACAAGACCCGTTTGCTGTGCCTATTCCAGGCAAGTTTAAACAATTTGATTTGTATTCACCTTCTACCAATACAAGGATAGAAGTAAAAAGTGACCAAAAGTCACAACACACCAACAATTTCTTAATCGAAACCTACATGTATCATAAACCATCAGGTATTCTTTCAACAGAAGCCGATATATGGGTGTTTTATGATGGAAAGAATTTAGTCTGGGTAAAGCCTGATAAGATTAAGGATTTAATCTTAGAGAAAGGGTATCAACAAAGATTGATCACAGGGAAAGGAGATACAGAACCAAAACGCTGTTATCTTATCCCTACCCATGAAATTTATGCAATATCAACTAAAGTGGAGTCAATACATGAAGATAAATCCTAAAGATTTAACATGGATCAGAAAAGGTCTAGCAAGTGAAGTATTAAAAAGCAAAGCAGATAACGATAAAGAGGCAGTACAGGAAGTGCAGCAGTTATTGGATCGCTTAGATACAATGGAAAAAGAATTTTATAAAAACAATGCCCCGCAACAAACAAATAACTAAACCTGTGAGCAGAACACATAAGCAAGCAGGACTCTTATTTCCTTTGGATAAAGTGGTGAGAGTGACAAGTAATTGTATTCTGTTGGTTGGCGCGAATAGAAACCTGTGGGGCAAGATTTACAAACAAAGGAGAATCAAATGAATGAATATTTATGGAGTGAACTCATCAATCATAGGCATGATATAATTATACCTATACTGGTGGTCGTGGTCATTTTATATCATTATTTAGATCGTTGGTACTTAAAAAAACAATTTGAAGAAATGAAAAAAATATTATTTGAGATATTTGATGAGGTAGAGAAATGATACTGATTGATATACCTAGTTGGATGATAATGATTGGTTGGTTTTTTACTCAAATATTTAAAGTAGTAACCACCATGTTTATTTTAGTGATTAGTCTTAATAAAATAGAACTATGGAGAAAAAAATGAGTAAGTGGCAGGTGTATAAAGATAAGAAGGAATTGCCTATATGCTGTGGTGTATATGTGATGTACAAGGATGATAAGGTGATGTATGTAGGGATTTCCAAGAATGTACGACAGAGATTCTCAAAACACGCAATAAAAGACTGGGACTATGTAAAGATGAAGCCTGCCACTACTTATGGAGCTGCACATGACTTAGAATCTAAACTGATTAAGAAGATTAAACCTGAACTAAATAGTCAGGGTAGCAATCGTATGCAGTTATCTACTAGGCATAGACTAACGGTTCAACCAGATGTATACCAACGGTTTAGAACATTCTGTTATAGTAAAAATTTAAAGATGAAAGAACTCCTGAATGACATCCTTTTAGGATTTTTGGAGGCAGCAGAAAATGGCAAGTAAATCTAAATCAAAAGGAAACACTTATGAAAGGGAACTCGTAGAGCAACTTTCAAAAGCGGGTTATAAGGTCAAACGCGCTTGGGGATCGGATGGTAGAAGTATGGGGTTTACTGAAGATGTGGATATAGTAGCAAAGAAGGACAAAAAAACTTTGAAGATACAAGCAAAAAGAAGAAAAAGTATTCCACAATGGTTAGCCTTTGGGAATTGTGATTTGGTGATGACCAGGGCAGATCGAGGAGAAACGGTGGTACTAATGAAAATGAAGGATTGGTTAAAATGAATTGTTGGCATTGTAATACAGAATTGATTTGGGGTGGGGATTTTTCTTACGAGGACTATGGATTAGAAGGTGATGGAATCGTAAGTAACCTATCTTGTCCAAATAAAAAATGCAATGCAGATGTTCTTGTATATCTGCCTATAAAAGATGACTTACTACACGATCAACATAAAGATTAAAGAAAAACTTTCTTCCTCGCAGATTTTAGCTGAAATGCGCGAGGGAGCAATAGAATGGGGGTATTGCATAGGCAAAACTCCAACAAAAAGAGAAGAAGTACAGAAATTTGGTAACAATTACTACATGAAAGTAGGATATAAATAAGGAGATACAATGCAAGTAGATACATTTTTTAAGCTAAGTGATGCTTTTTTAGAAGAGTGTAAAAATATACAGATAGAGAAGGGTCGTGAATACTGCGTGGATTCAAGTGACAAGTTCAAAAACTTTAAATCTATTGGTCAACGCTTAGACTTAGATGCAAAAATGGTGGCTTTAGTGTATATGTTAAAGCACATGGACTCTATACGCGCCTATATAATTTCAGGAAAAGAAGGATCAGAAGGACTCAAGGGAAGATGTCAGGACTTAGTGAACTATGCGATTATGTTGTGGGCGATGGATCACGAAGAAAAAGCATTTGAAAAGCTAGATAAAGAGATACATGAAAACCCATTAGGCGTAGGATTTGCTCATAAAGATCTGAAAGATGCCTGATTTTAAGTATTTTTATGAATATGAGGTAGGAGTAGAGCGAGTAAAATACAACGGTGATCAAGGGAAGGGCAGTTGTCCACTTGGTACACATGAAGATATAAAACCTTCTTTCTCTTTTAACCTTACCAATGGTCAATGCAAGTGTTTTAGCTGCGGATGGAAGGGTAATGCCTACTTACTTGCAAAGTCTCTGGACATGAAAAATCCTGAGAAGATGATTAACGGTGAAGCTCCTGTAAAAAACGGGCATATACACCCCATTAAACGCGAAATAAAGGGAAGTTTGGATGCTACCGCGGATAGGTATATAAAGAATGTACCCGCGCAACACTTACAATCCTTACCAAGACTTAAAAAGATGAAGGTAGGGTATACCGATGATGGACTTAAAGTCTTTAATTATTTGGATCAAAGTGGCAAGGTAACTGGAATTAAAATACATAAATCGTATTGGGTGGAAGGAGATAAGCATTGCCAAATCTATGGATTGAATCTTTTACAGGATTACGATAAGAATAAACCCTTAATTATATGTGAAGGTGAAACCGATATGTTGGTATGTCCTAACAATGCTATCAGTTTTAGTGCAGGGGCAGGGTCAGTACCCGAAGATTTAAGTCCAATCCTTGATTTTAAGTATATCTATATCGCGTATGATAATGACACGCCAGGTCGAGAGGGTGCGGAGAGACTGGCGCAACGAATTAAGACCGAAAGCAGAGGAATTAAGGTATATATTACAAATTGGAGTGAGTATTTACCCGAAGGATACGATATACGAGACGAATTTACCAAGTATAAGGAAGATGAAGCGTATCAATACAAAGAATTAAAGGCTAGTATTCAAAACGCAGTTGAATATAAGCTACCAAGCAGAGGATATGATGTTATTGATACCTCGGACTTAACCGCATCATACAATACCCCACCCGAACCAATCGTACAATATCTCCTTTACGAAGGTGGGGTCAGCTTGGTGGCGGGAACAGATGGAGTAGGAAAAACTTGGTTTGTATTGCAGATGGCGTATGCTATTGCAAGTGGTACTGAGTTTTTAGGGTTTCATGTCAATAAAAAAGATGTATTACTGATTCAATTTGAACTCTCGTTAGAGCAACTATCGAATCGAGTAAAGGCAGTACGAACCAATTTCCCTGAAGATACAAAGGTACAAATAGCAAGATTTGATGACAATGATATGATGTTTACCGATCAATGGCAGAAGATTAAGGATACAGTAGAGGATGTAGGACTCAAAAATGGGGTAATTATCGTAGATAATATCTATACGAGTACCAACCAAGACCTTTCCGATAATAACGCCTTACAACAGATCCTGTCGATGATACAATTAATTAAAACTCAGACAGGCAACTCCATTGTTTTGGTAGGACATCATAATAAAAGCAGCAACCACGATGAAGAGCCTATATTAAGTAAAGGACTCATTCATGGGGGTAAACACTTAACCAATTATGTACACAATGTATTTCAGATAGGTGATAGCACCCTGGGGACAGATTTACGAAGAGGTAAGATTACAAAGGTAAGGGATGAGCATTGTGAATTAAATGGTATGGCTTTTAAACTGAATTGGAATCGGGAAGAGGTATTATTTGAAAGAGGTGCAGTCATTACCAATGAGAAACTTCATGTTATGGAAGCAAAGAAGCGGTGGGAAATGGAAGTGATTATCAGCTTTTATAATTATACAAATGGGGAATCTTTTAATAAAGAAAGAATATGGAAATTTGTACAAGCAGATCAGGGTTGGATGCCAACGAAAACAAATTACGATACCAAGTTAAGTAGGTATCTAAATACAATGATAAAGTGGGGTTTTATTTATAAGGAAAAAAGAAACCATTATGATTTTAACCACACCGAATTGAAGCAATATGAAAGTGAAAATACATAGAATCGCTGTGTATGTAATTTATGTGGTTATGTAGTTAAGGGTAAAAGTGGGATATTTTTTCACGACGAGTAACTACATAACTACATCATATAATGAACGGGGTTAGTTAACATGAAAATAAGTGGATTATTATGTTGTAAGAAATGTGGAGTTTATGAAACTGAAGGTATGTACAGATATGATAAAGGAAGGAAATATTTAGTAAATATATACTATTGGTCAAACCTACCAAAGAGAGGGTTGCAAGTAGAAGATTGTCCTAAATGCAACCCAAATGAAAAGCATGACGTTGTATATGATTTCTATGGTTAACCTTCCTTTTCAGATACATTATCATGTACATTTATATCTACTCTATCGGAAATAGTATTATCTACTGATATATCGTGAATATCTTCATTAGCAAAACCAAATACGGGCAGATCTTGATCACACTCTTGCAGTATTGCAATTAACTCTTTGACTTTCATCCCACTAGCTCCTTTCTTCAAAGTATAGATTGATTTCTTCTAGGTAGTGGTCTCTTGTTTTAATCGGGTCTTTGATAAAACTAGCTATAATTTCACAAAAGTCTTTCCTGGTCAACAAACAATTCTCTAGGTCTAGCTCAAAGAATTGCTCTATTCTTTCCTGTAATTCCTTATGATCCATCTTACTACTCCTTATCTTCCCAAACATCACAATG